CAACCCTGAGTGGCAATGTGGTTGCAAGCAACCTGTACGGTCAGATTTTGGGATCAAACACCATCAACGCTCTAACGGTGTCGGCAACAACCCTGAGTGGCAACATAGTTGCTTCGAATGTAATCGTTTCTGGAAATGTTTCAATTGGAAACGCAGTTGCGTCAACCAACACCCTCACGGTTGGGAGCAACTTGTTTGTAACCGACTTGGGTTCAAATGTTTTGAGTGTCAATGGGAACATTTCGGCAACGTACTTTTTGGGTAATGGGTCATTGTTAACGGGTGTTTCTCAAGGTATCACAACGACATACACACCACTTGGATTGTACTCTGGTCAGGGTGCAACACAGGGGGCAAATGCAGTTTCCATTGGTACAGTGTCAGGAAATGTAAGTCAAAATGCATTTGCAATTGCAGTTGGGAGTTTAGCTGGATACTCAGCCCAAGGTTCGTATGGAATTGCCATTGGGTCGACTGCTGGGTCGAATGCTCAAGGTGCCAATACGGTTGCAATTGGTGTGAACGCTGGTCAAAGTACACAGGGTGCTGGTGCACTTGCGATTGGACCAGGTGCGGGGCAGTCGAGTCAAGGCACATTTGCAATTGGAATTGGTCAGCGGGCTGGTCAGTCGAGTCAGAATACTTTTTGTATCGCAATTGGGTACGACAGTGGAAGATATACTCAGGGTCCGTATGGAGTTGCATTCGGGTCGAATGCGGCATCGAATGCTCAGGGTGCACAGTCAGTTGCGTTTGGAAATACCGCCGGACAATTTAGCCAGGGTGTGAACTGTGTCGCCATTGGACAAAATGCTGGACAGGTGGGTCAAAATGCATATGCAGTTGCCATTGGAACAAGTGCTGGTCTGACTACACAGGGTTCGTATGCAATTGCCATTGGGTACCAGGCTGGCTTGACGAGTCAGACGAATCAAAGTATCGCCATAAATGCTACATCGGTAGCACTCAATCCATCTGGTTCTGGGTTATATATCAATCCTATACGTACGATTACAAACGTGACAGGGACACTGTATCCTCTTCTATACAGTAATACGTCATTCGAGTTTGCGTATAGCAATACATCATCTGCACTGACATTTGCAACGTCGACTGGTACATTAAGCGCAACTGCGTTCAATAGCACATCAGATCGTTTACTCAAAACTGACATCAAGGAATTACCTTTGGACTATTCCAAAAACTTGGTGTCAAAATTAAAACCGGTTCAATATTCATTTAAAAATGATCCAACGACGGTGCGCTTTGGGTTTATTGCCCAAGACATTGAAGAGGTTTTGGATGGGGAAAAACTTGGTATGCATTACAGGGATCCTGAAGGGAAGAATCCACAGGCGGTCAGTTATCAAGAATTTGTAGCCCCTCTTGTAACAATTATTAATGATCTTTTGAAACGAGTTGCCATGCTCGAGCAAAAGCTTGATTTGGATTTCAAGTTCTCCTAAAAAGAGAGAACGTGAAACACAAGAAACGTACGTTTTTTCTTACTTTCCTGACATGTCTTTAACAGACAGCCCAATAACACCAATAACAAAAAACATAAGGAGCCAGCTGCACTCTGTGGTGTCAGCGAGAGCCTTTTGTTGAGGTGCATTCGGCACCGCCGGTGATACTGCCGGTGCTAAAAGCTTTGGTGGGGGAGGGATGTCATCCAGAGGAGCATATGCTATCATTTATACTTGAGGGACATTTTTTTATTTTTAAATGCTAATCTCATTCTTCTTCGCCTTGCTGGCCTTTTTTGTGGTTGGCTTGATGCGCACATCCTTCACCTCACCGCCGGTTGAATCCCCGGAAATGGATACAATGTCAGAAATGGAATCATCGTCCGATTCTGGAACTGGGGTCAACTTTGCTGTACTGTTCATCGGAGGAGGGGGTGGCATCATAATCCCACCCATCAAACTGGTAATGTCAAACCCAGGACCCTGCATCTCCCTCCGGCCATTTTCATCAACCCTCGACTTTACAGGGGCGGTTGTGGGGTCCTTCTTTGTGTTCTGAACCGCCTCAACCATGCTCTTGACGAGATCGGGGTTTTGTTTCATGACGTCATTCATGTTGGGCATGGCCGCCTTGAACATGCTGTTGGTCAAGTGGAACATCATGGCGCTTCCTCCGAGCATCATAATTAATTTAACCTCTGGTGCCATGTTCACCTTGGTCTTGTACTTGTTGTACAGCTCTTCAAACACAGAATCGTAATCGTCTAAATTTTCCATGACGGTTTCGGACCATCCATCCAGATGCACTTCGAATGGGTTGTACCGTTTGTTCAAAAACTCGAGTCCCGAGACGCACGCAACGAGCATGCGTCTCGAGAACTTGACCGACTGCTCAACCTCGATCGTGTACATGATGCGCCTGTACTCTGTGCGCAACTCTTGAATGCTTGAATAGGCGTTCAGGCGCTTGTTTACAGCAAACCCCTTTTTCCCGAGACGAGCCAGCTTGTTGAGCAAATCAGCCTTTTCATCTTCAATCGACGTGTACCCTTCAGAAGGTCCATCATCTGGTTCAGCGTAGCCACCGCCACCACCGTCATCAGGCATATCCTGATCCATAAACTGCTCCTCATCGCCGTAGTCGATTTCTGCGTCAGGTGGTGGACGAGCAGGTGGAACTTGTTTTGATGGGTTTATAAAGGCTCCTAAATCTGGTTCAGCAAAAGCAACCGACCGTTTGGGAGGTGCTGGTGCAAACTTTACAACACGCTTTGGGATCCGTGGTTCAGGTGCACTGATTTCAATTTCATCCATGAGCGCCTGCTCAGTGTCATCCAACTTCATAACGGAGACACCGCGGTCTAATACAATGTCATCCATTTTACTCCCTCATAAGAAATGTTTGCATTTTCTTTAACGCGCTTGGAAAAAAATATCAACGAGTAATAAACAAATGAAGACTGACTACTCCAAATCTGCCATGTATGGAATCCTGATTTCCGTCGTCGTTCTCATCATCGTTGTCGTGCTGTTCAACCCCGTGCCCAAAAAGTCAAAGTATGGGTACGGACCTCTTGACCCAACGCCCGTTAAGATTCAGGAGAAGAATCCCAAGGGTCCCAAGTCCATTTTTGATCTTCAATACAAGCTGGATTGCGTCCCAGGACCAACTGCATCCGCTTCAAACTACACGAAGAGCCTGACTCCAGGTGGGTTCTGCGGAGCTGGTCAGTGGGTTGCCAGTCAGGCAAATTACACAATCACCGGCGGAATTGGTGGGACGTTGCTCGATAATTAAAATACCGTCAAAAAATAAATAGATGGAGGACATTAGTGTTAAAAACATCTTTGCATCCTCTGAAAATCGTGATTCAAACTTGTATCCGTATGGTAATTCATATACATTGTACTTGGGTACGCCCGTCAAGCAAATCAAAAAGGTTGAGCTCGTGAGCGCTTCGATCCCTAATACACTGTACAATATTACAAATGGTTCAAACCTCATGGCATTGAGTAATGTAGCTGGAAAATTGATAACGTTTTCCATTCCAAATGGATTTTATAGCGCGTCGGGTCTCGCCAGTGAAATTGGAATGGCAGCCGGAAACGCGACAGGAGTATCCGTCCAATACATTTCAAATGAAGGAAAGATGCTCTTTACCAATACATCAACACAGTTTAAAATGATTATAAACACAACCGAGTTGGCGCCACTGCTTGGATTTTCCACGAGTGATGTTGGTCAGGTGATAACGTCTCAAATTGTCGCAACATCGACATCGCAAGTGTTGCCACTGTACTCGGACAATTCTCAGTACCGTGGATTGTATTGGATCAAGTCATCACAGGTTGTAACTATGAGTCCAATCGACGGTGTGTTTCTCGACATTCAAGAACTTCGAAACAATACAAACGAAGATGCCCAGGCACTTGTATCCTCGGGTTCTCAAAATTACGCCACTGTATCTGGTTCAACTGCAAGTCGAACATTTGGTATCATACCGTTAGATGTAGCGAGTGGTACTATCAAGTGGTTCAAAAAGTATACAGATTACGATTTGACGGTTGATTTCCCCTACCCCATACAGAGACTTGATCGTCTCACTATACAATGGACGGATATCAACGGAAATATACTTTCATTCAATGGTCTCGAAGACAATTCGTTTATTCTGCGATTTCATACACTAAATTTGAAATAAAAAAATCTACACACATTATAAATGTCTGGTGGAATCACACAATTAGTAGCCATTGGAGCACAGGACGCTCACCTCGTGGGCAACCCAGAAGTTTCATTTTTCCGTTCGTCGTACAAGAGGCACACGAACTTTGCACAGACCGTTGAACGCCAGGTTATTCAGGGGAATGTGAACAACGGCGCCATGTCGAGCATCAAAGTTGAACGCAAAGGTGATCTTCTTGGGTACATGTTTCTCGCTCCAATCTATAACGGGACGAGCTCGACACCGTCCCAGATTGTGTCTGGGGGAACGTGGTCCAATCTCATCAGTTCCGTTCAGCTATTGATTGGTGGTCAGATTATCGATGAACAATATGTCAACTTTTCATCCAACATTGCACCAAATCTGTTTGCCCAGAATTTGTCAAAGAGTGCATTGTCAAGCGGTGGCGTTGGGGGTGTTCTCAATGCAACAAATGATCTCATTTATCCCTTCCGTTTCTTCTTTTGTGAAAACTGGCAATCGGCTCTCCCTCTGGTGGCTCTGCAGTACCACGACGTGGAGATTCGCATTTACTGGGGTCCGCAAGCCGCAACGACAGGGTTGGTGTGGGAGGCCTATGCCAACTTTACCTACCTCGACAATGCCGAGCGCACTGACATGGCCAACACGCCCCAAAACATGCTCATTTTCCAGACACAGCGTGTGCTTTCCCCAAACAACAAGATTTTGAACATGGCGTTCAATCAGCCAGTCAAGTATCTGTGTGCCTACGCCGTCAATTCGAGCTCAACGGCTGATCTTAATGGAGGTACCTCGAACGTGGCCAACACGGCACTGTTTTCCCTGACAAATAAAATCAAATTACAACTTAAT